AAGTACCTTCTGAGTAGACTTGATCGACAGAACTGATCATTTAATGGACTTAATCATTCAGATTATGATGACGCCTGTGGAAGTAGAGAATGCTAAAGTGGATTTATGCACATCTACACAAGTTCCTAAAATCTTTATGGACCTTCAAGAAGTTAGAATAGTTGATCTTCCCTGGATCACTGCCGGAGCACTCTTGATGTTATCTGGCACCGTTTTCGTCGGTGCGTCCTTTTACGGAAATTCTTACCTGCAGGGATGGTTGGGGCTCGTTTATCTAATATTATTTATGTTGGTTGGATTGGTCCTTTCCATTGCGGGTGCGTTTGTAATTTTGTCCCGAGGTATCAGTTACAAATGGTTGCCGTCCAATTTTGAGCTCTTATTGCTCCATAAATTTGGGATCTTGAGAGACTTTTCATTTTATTATATGCCAAGTCTTTACCTGAATTTAAAACTTCGCGAGAAAGTGAAGAAACAGGATCTTACGATAACTGAACAGTTGCGTAGTAATGCCAGTATGCCGTTTTGGTATTCTTGGTTTTACAGGAGATCTGGTTTCAGAAATATTGTGAAGCCGGTGCGAAAAGTGCATATTCCCAGAGCGCTGAAGAATAATATCCTTCCTTTTGACCTGCTTTCTAAAGGTGAGAAAGATGAGGAGATAACTTACGAGGATTCTGACCCTGTCTTGGTACTCCACCAAAGGTATAATGGAGATGATCGACTAGTTTTTTGTGAAACTTTGATAGTTGACTATAAGGTACTGGATAGCGTGTTTAGCCCTACAGTTTCCGGCCCAAAATTCACTAAGGAGGATAGAGAGTTAAGGATTAGAGCTTTACTTTCTGGCAAGGTTGCGCATGTTATGACGGGTTCCAGCTCATGGTTGGACGGTGTTGATGTATATCACGATTCATTAAAATTTCACAATCTTGTTGGAGAGCGAGTTCAAAATTCGTTTGCTCTTGGTAATTTAAACAATTAAAACCCAAAATTATATTCTTATATGGTTATCGCGTGAATGAGCGCCATCTGGAGGAAGTTATTAATATTGACTTTAGGGTCAAGCTAACTCCACGGGCTAATTTATTAAAACCATGTGAGGATGCGCCAATGAGCCGTTCCCTTCCAATCTGGATTTCGGGACTTGCTTTACCGCGTGTTGATTTTAGAGATGTTTATTCCAATGTATTTGGTATGGCTAAGAGGGTCTTAAGGACCCCACCGCCAGGCAAGCGTGCAATGAAACGTGCACTGAGGAAGTTTGTTCATAAAGAATTGAAATTGAATTATAAGAGGTTGGATAATCTCAAAATGTTTGATTTTGATGCGTGGATTGTGCAAACAGATTATGCTGAATCGCGTAAGGCGGAGTTATCTCGGGCTTACCATGATTTTAACGAACATGGTGAGTTACCGAGGCGTATCCGTATGGTCAAGTCTTTTATAAAAGATGAGGCTTATTCCGAGTATAAATTGCCGAGATGGATAAATTCCAGATCGGATGTCTTCAAGTGTTTAGTTGGGCCTGCTTTTCATGCTATTGAACAAGAGGTGTTCAAAAAGCCTGAATTTATTAAATATATTCCTGTGTCAGAACGACCTGAGTATCTAAATGATCATCTTCATAAGGACGGGTATGAGTACTTCGCGACTGATTTTAGCAGTTTCGAATCACACTTTATATCTGAAGTTATGTTGGACATTGAGATGCAGTTGTACAAACACATGTTATCTGGGACGCCAGAAGGAAGAAAGATTTATAAGCTTATCCAGCATGTTTTGGCTGAAAAGTCATACGTAATGGGTAATCATGCTGTTAATGCCGAGGTTAGAGGGAAGAGAATGAGTGGTGAAATGTGCACATCATTGGGAAATGGATTTAGCAATTTAATGTTAATCAAGTTTGCCTGTGTGACTGCATGTGGGTCTGCTCCATATGGTGTTATAGTTGAGGGGGATGATGGTTTGTTTACCGTTCCAAAAGGTTCCGGGGTTACTGCCGAGACGTTTGAAGATCTTGGGTTCCGCGTTAAAATTGAGAAGCATAGGTCGGTGCAAACCGCCTCTTTTTGTGGTAATATTTATGATTACATGGATCAAGTTGTGTTAACTGATCCTCGCAAGGTGCTTGTTAATTTTGGTTGGACCAAAAGAACAGATGTTGTGGCTAGTGACAGCCGGTTAGAGATGCTATGCCGTGCCAAGGGTTATTCGATGGCACACCAATATAGGGGTTGTCCCATTATTGGTTCATTTGCTAATTATGTGCTCAGAGCGACTCGCCGGGCACATTCTAAGTTGATTAAGCAATCAACTGTGAATGATAAGAGCACTTCACACTGGGAGCGAGCGTTGCTCCTAAAAGCACTCAAATCTGATGTGAGTTATAAGGAACCGAGTATAAGGTCACGCGAGATAATCGCTGATACGTACAAGATTTCTATTGCCGATCAGAAATCATTAGAAGTTTATTTCGAGAATTGCAACGGGGTGGGTCCAATAGACCATCCTCTCGTTCGGGTCTGGGATGTTGCATTCCCAGCTTGGTCTGAGTTTTATGACTCTTACTCTGCATCATCCCTTGGTGGTGCTCCAGTTCGTGTTAATAAAGATCCCGCTCAGGCACTAAAGTATTTGCGGCGTTCTGCGCCTCATGATACGGGTCAGGAGAGAGGTTTACCTTTCGATTGAGCCAACCATCATAACAACTAACCTTAACATGAAAATAATGGTCCCAAGTAATCGCCGGAGGGTGGTGAAGAGTGGATCAACACATAAGTAGATTGTGCATTGATTAGGCGTTGTCACATTGGTTGGTACCTTGCAATCCACTGCAGGGTCATGTGGGTGATTACTTTGGCATGCTAGGTGTCAACATGGAGGATAACATGATTAAAATTCCAGCCG